GCGTTGACGAGGAACCGGAACACCCCATCGACGAGGTTGCGGAACCCTGTCCAGGCTGCCGCGACCGGGCCCGCTAGGAACCCGTGCAGGGTGGTGAAGATCGCGCGCAGCGCGTCCCAGAACCGCTGCGCGAACTGCTGCGCGAGCCGGAACGTCGTGTCCACGAGGTTCCGGAACCCGTTCCACGCGACGGTGACCGCGCCGGCGAAGAACCCGTGCAGGAGCCCGAAGATGCGCTGCACCGCGGCCCAGAACCGCTCGAGGAAGGACTGCGCCAGCCGGAACGTGGTGTCGACCAGGTTCCGGAAGCCGTTCCAGGCGATCGTCACCGGACCAGCGAAGAACCCGTGGATCGCGCCGAACACCCGCTGCAGACCAGCGCTAAACCGGTCCACGAAGGACTGCGCGAACCGGAAGGTGGTGTCGACGAGCGTTCGGAAACCGTTCCACGCGACCGTGACAGCACCAGCGAAGAAGGCGTGGAGGGCGCCGAAGATGCGCTGCACGTCCGCCAGGAACCGCTGCACGAACCCCGTGGCGGCGGTCAGGACGTTGCCCACCACGTCGCGGAACGCGTTCCACGCCCGGGCGCCGGGGCCCTGGAGGAACGCGACCACCGCGCCGATCTGGATCAGCACGACAGCGTTGAACGCGATGAGCGCGATACGGATCGCGTTCAGGACCGTGTCGATGTGGCGGCCGATGAAACTCCACACCGCGGAGAACGGCCCGGCGATGTAGGTGCGGACCGCTTCGAAGACGGAGCGGGCGGCGTCCCAGAACACGGCGACGACCCGGCCGGCGGCGGCGAACACGGAGGCGATGACTGCCCCGAACGCGCGGACAGCGGTCCCGACGGGTCCGACGATGTACGTCGAGAACGCGGACAGTGCAGGCTGGGCGATGTTGTTCCAGAACGCGGAAATGAACCGGCCGGCGTCCTGGAAGGTGGGCCCGACCACGGTCGCGGCGAACGCCCGGACGACCGGGAACACGTTGTTCTGCAGGACGCTCGCGATGGCGGTGAAGATCGGGCGGACCAGGCCCCAGAACGCGCTGATCGCCGCCCCCGCGGCAGTGAACGCTGTGGCCGCGACGGTGCCGAACAGGCGCAGCACCGGCACGACGGTCGCGGTGAGGATCGACCCGAGGAGGGTCAGGATGGGGCGGACCACGTCCCACGCCGCCTGTGCGGCGCGGCCCAGGATCGCGAACTGTGCGGCAGCGACCGCGCCGAGGAGACGCAGCGGGGGCAGGACGAACTGGTCGATGACGTTCCCGACGCCGCTGAGCGCGGCGCGCAGGGTGTCCCACATGATCTGCCCAGCGCGGGCGGCCAGCGCGAACGCGGCCTGCGCAGCCGCGGCGAAGGCACGGAAGATCGGGACGATGTTGGCGAGGACCGCGCCGACCGCGTCGAAGACCACGCGGATCACGGCGCCCCACTCGCGGGCGTCGCCGGCGAGCTCGGACAGGATCGGCCCGACAACCGCACGGAGGAGACGGAACGCCGGGACGACCGTGGCGTTCAGAACGGTCCCGATGGCGTCGAAGATCGCCCGAAGGATCACCCACGCGCCCTGCACGGCCTCGGTTATGCCGCGCCACGTCACGACAGCCACCGCAGCGAGCACGCGGAAAGCTGGGGTTACGGTGGCGTTGACGAACTCCCCGATGCCGGCGAGCACGGGGCGGATGTGGTTGTTCCAAGCGTTGGTGACAGCGCCGGCGATCGCGTCCCAATGCCGCACCATCTGGACAGCGACGACACCCCACACGCCGACGAACCGGAGTGCGAGCGCCTCGAACCCGATCTTGTTGACCACGTTGCGGAACTGCTCGAAACGCTGATAGGCGATGTAAACGGCCCCGTAGAGCGCGACGATCCCGGCGATTGCCAGGACGATGGGGTTGGCCGCGAGAGTCGCCAACGCGAACTGCAGGTTGCCGATCGCGATCACGGTCGCGTTGACGAGGGTGGCGATCTTGAGCGCCGCCGCGAGCGTGTAGAACGCTGCCGCGATACCGAGGATCAGTTCCGGTGGCATGCGCGCGATGACGTTCGCCAGCGACGTCAGGATCGGGACCAACACCGATGCCCACGGTGTGAACGCACGGATGATGTTCGCTGCGGCCGCGGCGAGCGCCTTCAGCAGTTCGCCGACCTGCGGTCCGACCTCGCGGACGTAGGCGATGAACCCGTTGAACGCCTTATTGGTCCCGGCCGCGGCGGATTCACCGAACCGGGCGAACCCCGCAGAGAGCCGCACCAGTCCCTCGCCGACGCTGCGGGACATTGGCTCGAACGCCTGCGCGAGGCCAGCGAGTCCCTTGGCGAGGTTCCCCAGGATCGCGCCGAGGATCCGCAGGTTCGGCCCGACAGCGCCCGTCATGTAGTTGACCCACTGGACCCAGAACGGGCTTCCCAGCGCGCGGCCGGTGGCCTCCGCGAGACCACCCATCGCGAGCGCGGTGGCGCCGATCAACCGGGTGATCGGCTCGAAGATCGGGATAGCCGCGCGCATCCCACGCTCGAGGCCGGGGAGGAACCCCTCGGCCGCGACCCGCTGCATCTCCCGGAACCGGGGCAGCATCTCCGAGACCATGAACATGACGAAGCCGCGGGCGACCGGCGTGAGCTTCGCCAGCTCTTCCTTGTACTTCTTCATCTCCTCTTCGCCGCCGCGCGCGGCGGCCGACCCGGCCTTCACCGCGTCGGCGACACCTCGGAGTGCGAGGGCGGCGACGCCCATGCCGACGGTCCCGGCCGCGGCCATTCCGCCCAATGCGACCCCGCCGACGACCGCTGCCGCGGTGATGGGGATGAGCGCGGGCGCGAGGGCGGCGATCGACAGGTGCAGCCCGGACAGGCCCCGCTGTGCGGCGAGGGAGTCGACCTTGGGCTTGATGACGGGTTCCTGCCCGTCGAGATGCTCGACCGCGGCCTGCACCTTCGCCAGCTCAGCGAGAGCCTTCGCAGTGTCCACGCGCACCGCGACGCTGCTCGACGAGGACCCGAGGGCCCGCAGGTTCGCCTGCAGGTTCGCGAGGCGGGCCAGCGCCTGGCTCTCGTCGATGTCCACACCGATGCGGGCGTTACTGATCTCGGCCAGTTCGGCGCGCATCTTGATGCGGAAGTCGCGGACGTCCTGCTCGGCCTGGCTGGTCGCGACACCGATCTCGATGTCACCGATCGCGGCCTCAGCGGCTTTGACGGACTTAGCGAACGCGGTCGCGAACGCGCCACCGGACGCAGCCCCGTCCTTGGCTGCCTTGACCTTGTCGGGCCCGACCTTGGTGTCCGCAGACGACTTCTCCGCGGCCTTCTTGAACTGCTTGCCGTACTCGTTGCCGGCGTCCTCGCCGGCCACCTTCCCCGCCGCCACAGCCTCGGCTTGGACGAGCCGAGTGAAGCCACGGAACGAGGGGACGATCTGCAGGAAGGCGGTGCCGGCGTTGTACGCCACAGTTCGCCCCCGTCCGCTACATGTGGTCCGCTTCGTGCGGAGCGAGCGCGCGGATGATCGCCAGCGCGTTCTCTTGATTCGCCCGCTTGCGGTACTCCCGGGCGGCGGCGTCGATCGCCGTGACCGGCCGCGGGGCGGGGGGGATCTTCGGGGGCTTCTTCGCGCCGGCCTGCACCATGCTGACCGTGATGAGGGTCGCGAGGCGGTCGAGCATTTCAGCGAACATCCCCATCTGCGGGGACCACTCCGAGATGCGCGGGCCCTTGGGTGTGTCCGGGTCGGGCTCGGCGACCTGGATCTCCCCGCGCGCGACCCGTTCGGCGATGTCCGGGTCGTTCGTCATCGCCTCGACGAACGCCGAGTCAGCCGGGAGGTGGTCGATCAGGTTGAGCAGGCGCCGGTGCCGGCGCATGCTCGCCCACTCAGTGGCCAGGTCGAGCCCGTAGATCCTGAGGACGTCGCGCTCGATCGCCCCGCCGTACCTGGTGATCAGGTCAGCGAGGCGCTCGGATTTCCCAGCTTCTCCGGGCTGAACCCGTAGTAGCGCATCCAGGTTTCCACGATGGTGCTAACTCGGTGCGCGGCGATCTTGTGGGAGCACCAGTAGTCGAACCCATCCTCGCCGAGAGCGAGGACCAGCAGCGGGTCCTCGTCACCGGACTCGACTGCGGTCAGGTAGGCGGCCTTCAGATCACGCCAGTCCATGTCGAACGGGTCGGCCCATTCGACTCGTTGTCCACCCAGTTCCACGTAGAAGGGATCGCTGGGCGCCCCTTCACGCTGCAGGTCTTCTACGACGAGCCCGTTGACGGGCGTGTCGGGTCGTCCTGTTGATTTGACCGGACGTCGACGGCTGGCGGCAGATGCGTTGCTCATGGAGTGTGGGCCTCCGGCTAGAAGTGGTGAGGGTTACTGCTGGGCGTCCGGGACCTGCGGCGGCGCGTCGTAGCTGGGGAGGGGGTCGCCAGCCTTCGCGCGCTTCGGGGCCTTCTTCGGCTCCGCGTCGGCGGGCTTCCACCCGGCCCAGAGCATCGTGTTGCGCTCGTCCTCGTTCAGAGGGGTGCGCTCTTCGCCGTCCCGGACCATGGGGTCAAGCTGCTTCATGTGCTACCTCCGTGGGGTGTGGGTCTTCTGTGTGGGCCCCGGTATCCGCGAGCGGGTCGCCCGGCGGCTCGGGGCCCACACCCGTGCAGTCGCCGCCGGGCGACACCTCAGGGGTCGGGTCAGGCGAGGGTGAAGCCCATCTCGACGGCGCGCGCCTTCCAGCCCGCACCCGCGAAGAAGAACCGCTCCGAGGTGGCGAGGGTGGTGTCGTACTTGGCCTGGAACGTGATGCCGTACTGGATCGGGTCGTCACCGCCGCCCCAGTTCTGCTCGTCGCGGTCGGTGATCTGCGCCCGCGGGAAGAACCGGCCGAAGTAGAACTCACCGTCGGAGGTCACGTCCCGGGCGACCACCAGGAGCCGGAAGTACAGCAGCGGCGGCGTCGCCGGCTTGTCGGTGACGACCTCACCGGTGTCCTCGTCGGCCTCGAGCGCGGTCAGCGCCGTGCCGAGGTACAGCGACATGGTGTTGATGTTCGTCTCCTGCAGGATGATCTTGCAGGAGGACACGTCGGAGCGGATGTCGGTGCGGGTCGGCTCCGAGATGCCCCAGGAGTTGACGTCGGAAGTGTCGATGTCGCGGGGGAACGTCGCGCCGTCCTCAGACATGAGCCCGAGCTTCTTGTAGTCGGTCGGAACGGTCTGCAGCACCGGAGTGCCCGGGGTCGTCGTGTCGGTGGTGAGCGAGGTGATCGCCGCCGCCGAGTAGGGCGCGATCATCGCGACACCGCCGGCGAGGGTCTTGCGGATCAGGTTGGCGTTCTGGACGTTCAGAGCGGTCCACGTAGTGTCGGCCATGAGGGTTCGCCTTTCAGGCAGGGTTGGATGGCCCAGAGCACGGGGCCGGACTGATCAGAAGCGGACGTGCGGTCTTGCCTAGCCGGGCAGACGTCGACACGTCGCCCGGTACTGGGTGCTGATCCGACGGACCGTCGGGTCCTCGGACGGCAACTCGACGTGCGCCGAGGTGCAGATCGTTCGGTCGATCTGCCCGGCCGCGCCGATGATGTGACCGTTCAGCAGGTGGGCTCTGATCTGCTCGGCGGTGTCGGTGGCAACGGGCAGGGTCGCCGCGTACACGTCGACCTGCAGCATCGGGTAGTCGTTGACGGTGTCCGACGGTCCCCCGACCCGACGCACCGTCACATACGGCAGACGGGTCTGCAGGTCCGGCGGGATCGCCGCCCCGGAGTCCCACGCGAACTGCGCGTCGAACTCGGTGAGGAGGACCATCTCCGCGTTCGGGTACGGCGGCAAACTCATCGCCGCCGCCGCGGGTTCGGACCGTCAGGGTTTTCCTCGCCGAACCCCCGACTACGCCTCGGTGTGCGTTCCGGTGCCGGCGGGGGTGTGCCGAGGAAGTGGCCGAGGAACCCGGCCGTGCGCGTCAGCACATGGTGCCGAAGCTCCACAAATATCGCGTGCGGTGCGTCGTTGACCAGGTCGACCGCCTGACGCGGCTTCCCGCTGATCACCGCGGACGAGGTCTCGATGCTGAACGACCGCGCGTACTCGCCCGTATCCACCGGCGAGATCGACTGCGCGAACACCACGCCGTGCGCGGCGATCCGCTGCATCGCGGTGTTGATCTGCGGCTTGTTAACCAGCCGCGCCCAGTCAGCCTCGGACGGCGGCACGTACCGGACCGTGACGGCCATGACGAAGCCTCCTCAGCCTGTGACGCGTTCCAGGGACACGGAAACCCCGGCGTCCGTCCACGCCTCGACCGGGGCGATGACCCGGCCGATCACGCCGGCCACGGCCACCGTCGCCCCCATCGGGAACGACGACCCCGCCGGCGCGTACAACGTCCACCCAGTCACGGTCGTGGTGGCCCTGAACTCATCGCTGCGGGACTCGGTGGGGCCGAGCCAGCACCCCCGGACCGTCCACGACGACGCGGGGGTGGCGGGGTCACCGAACCGGTCCTTCGCCCCCTCAGGGGTGACCAGGGCGGTTAGGTTGCCGGGGAGGCCCCCGCGGATCACACCCACGGCGGCAGGCACCGCGCGGAACGTGCAGTGCCCACGACGGTCCCGACCCGGATGTTCCCGACCCCACGCGCCGTGGTGGACGCGGTGACGGGGTTCAGGACCGCTTTCTCGTCCTCGGTGACCCACAGGCCGCGTGCGTTCACGGCCGCCCACCCGCGGGAGAACGGGCCGGTTGCGAGGTTGGACGCCTGGTCGGGGTTCGCCAGGTAGCGGGACACCATCCGGACGGTGATCCCCGCGACCAGGGTCGGCGCCGGCGAACCGGCGGTGACGCGGTCGTCGATGCCCGGGGAGTGTTCCCGGATCAACTCCGAGGCCTCCCCGAGCAGCGCCGAAACCTGCGCCTTACCTTGGGCGTCGAGGGTCTGGCCGGTCCGGAGCTCGTAGTCCTCGGACGACGCGAACGAAGCGGCCATGACCCCCTCCTCCTACTGGCCGCGGACCAGGGCGACGATGTCGTCCCGGGTGGCGTCCTCGGGGATATCGGCGATGCCGAGGCCCTCCGCGTACGCCCTCCACGCGGCGACACCCGAACCGGCGCCACCCAGGGGCGGCTCGTCGGACTCCGCCCCATCCCCGGCGGCGCCGGCGTCCGCGCCCTTCGGCGCGGACTCCCACACGTCCGGGTTCGTGATCTGCTTCGCAGCCCAGCCGGGTACGTCGTCGCCGGGGCCGAACCAGACGATCTCGTCGTCCTCGTTCTTGGCGTAGACGTTCACCGCCAGACGGCCGCTGGACTTCCCGGCCATCAGGCGACGTCGGCGACGAGCAGCCGCGACGGCTGCGACAGGATCGGCATGCCGACAGCGTCGACGAACGTCTCCTGGCGGTAGGGCGGACCGGACTTCTCGACGACACCGACGATGCCGGGGGCGTCCGCGAAGGAGAAGTCCACCTCGGAGCTGTTGACCAGCTCCAGCGCGGTGGCGGTGATGCCCCACGCAGTGAACCCGACCTCCATGCCCGCCGGCGGGACGAAGATGACCCGGTCGTCGGGGATCGGCCGGGTCGAAACGCCGTCGACGTCCACCACGGAGTCGTACACGCCGAGGATCGGCGGCAGGGTGAACGCCGCGAGCGCGTCGTCCACGGTGCGGCGGGTGACCATCGACGGGCTGCCCGACAGGGAAGCCGCGAGGGACCGGATCTCCGCGTTCTGCATCAAGTAGTTCGCGACCCGCGTCGAGGTCCACATGCCACCCGGGCGGAACCCGTTGGTAGCGAGGTACACCGTCACCCACGCCGAGATGTCGGCGATGGGCGTCGCGGACGCGACCGTGGACCACGGCGTCGACGGGGCCACGATGTGGCCGCCGGGGATGCCGAAGTTCGCCTCGAGGGTGAGGCCGTTCTCCGCGGTGAGGGTGAACTTCCCGTCGGTGAGGACGTCACCGCGGGCCAGTTCCATGCGGGACCGCACCGAGCGGGTGAGCTGCTCCCCGTCGTTGTAGACGGCCTCGATCATCGGCGCCATGTTCGTGCCGTTGAGGCGCATCGACTCCAGCTGCAGGCGCTCCTGCTCACCGATCAGCGACCGGATCGACAGGGGCGGCAGCGAAATCTCGCTCATCGTGGGCGCGTCACGCATCGCCATCGGGATCCGGCCGTCGTACGCCCGGAACTTCGCTGCACGGTTGCGCTGCAGCAGGGTGTCGAACCGGACACGCGTGTCGTTGATGAGGCGGTCCGGGAGGATCTGGTTGAGCACCTGGTCTGCCGGCGTAGGCACCTGCCGCACGAATGCGGTGAGTGCGTCCGGGGTGACCGCGGCGTCGAAGACGATTGCCATTCGGGTCTCCTAGATGAGGCGTCGAAACGCCGCGGGGGTCAGAGGAACTTGAACCAGTTGACGAGGTCCGTCTTGCCGGCGGAGTCGATCGCGCCGGCGACGCCGCTGTACGGCAGCTTGGCCTCGACGATCAGGCCCATCTCGAGCATCGCGGCACCGACATCGGTCGTGCCGTTCGCCGGGACCTTCACCGAGGAGAACAGGATCCCCACGGCGACCTCAGCGCCACCGGAACCGGCGTTGCTGTAGGGCACGAACAGCCCGCCGGCGAGCTTGGCGAGGACCATGCCCGACTTGACGTACCCGTTCGGGTAGTGGTCGGCCTCGACGAACGCGGAGACGTCGAGGGTGATGTTGCGCGGCTCGTCGATGCCGAAGTCAGAGGCCAGCCAGGTGCGGTCCTCGACCTGAGTCGACGTGCTCGTCACGGAGATGTCCATGAGCAAGCCTTCCTATTGAGTGGTCGGGATGTGACCGCCTGTCAGGCGGTTTGCTGCGCCGCGTCCTTGATGAAGCCGCGGCGCTTGGCCTCTGCCAGGCCCTGGTCCTTGCCGGTCGCCGTGGCGGCGGGGTGGTGGCCCTGTCCGGAGTTGGGGAACCCGACAGGCGGGGTCCCCTTCGCGGGGGCGGCCGGGGCTGCTGCCCCGATGTACTTCGCGACGTAGCCGGTCACCTTGGCGGTGTCGACCTTGCCGTCGTCTCCGAGGAAGTGCCCCGCGGACAGCGGTGCCACCAACTCGCGGGCCTGCTCGCGCGTGAGGCGCGGCTTCCCGTCCTTGTCGTACCCGGCGGCCGCGACGAACTCGGCCTCGAGGAGGACGGGGATCATCTCAGCGCGCCCGGCCGCCGTGGCGGCGGCCTTGGCCTCGTTGATCGCCTTCTCCTGCTCGGTCTGTGAGGCGTCGAGGAGTTTGTCGTACCCCTCCACCTTCGCCTTGTTCTGGTTCTGCCAGTCCGCGAGTGCCTTCGCTGCGCTCTCGTGCTTACGGGAGTGGTGCTTCCAGTAGGCGACCTGCTGCGGCGCCGTCATCTGGTCCACGGGGGTGTTCGCGGGGAAGTCGGCCTCACCCGCACCCGGAGTAGGTGGCGCGGGAGGAGCCGGGGGCGCTGCCGGCGGGGGAGTCCCGCCGCCCTCACCCTCCGGGGTCGTGGGGTACAGCAGGAACGGGGCGGTGGAACCGGGCTGCAGGGTGCCGAAGGCGAGGCGAGGCCGGTGCATGTGGGCGTCTCCCATGTCGGGTTGGTGGCGCGACGGGGCCCGTGGCGGGCCTCGCGGGTTCTAGGCGGCGGGGGCTTCGCCGATGGGGGTTCCGGGCCGGGCGTCCTCGGCGGCCTTGTCGGCGTCTCGGAACGCGTGCCCCTCCTGCCGCAGCACGGGCCCCAGTTCGCCGTGCTCTTCGACCTTCACCCGGGTGTGCTTCAACTTTTCGCGGGTCGTCTCACCGAGCTGGATGTACAGCTCTTCGAGGTCGATGCCGTTGATGGTCTGGGCGAGGTCCTCGTCGGTGTCGATGTCCAGCACCGGCACGGGTTCGCACTGGCACCGGTCGTGCAGCGGCATCAGCTCGGACTTCCGGTAGATCCGGGTCGCTGCGGCGATGCACAGCCCGCACGTGCCGCCCCGGGAAAGTTCGGGGTGCACCACCCGCCGGTAGCCGACGATGCGGGGCGCTGCGTCGGCGATCGCCAGGAACGCGTCCCGGCCGGCCATCGCAATGTCGGTGTCGGCCATCGTCTTAGCCCGGATCAGCCCGGCGTTCATGGCCTGCGGCCGTTCCACGCCTTGGGTGATCTGGAAGCGTGCCGTCGCACCGGGACGCAGCATCTCCTGCGCCAGGGTGATCCCCCGCGGCTCCGGATTCGGCGCGACCCGGATTCCCCGCGGCGGGGCGACCTCAGCCTCGATGAGCATCCGCCGCAACGTGGAACCCGTCAGGTTCGCGGCGGTCGCCCGCCCCCGCTCGATCGCGGCCGCGGCCTGCGCGACGAACACGGCCTCAGCGACCGGGTCGAACGGGTCATCCAGCCGCACCCAGGCACGTTCTATGACGGCCTGCGTGGACGCAGTCACCCCGGCCCGGGCATCGCCCTGCGCGCGGATGAGACGCCGCCACGAGGCCAGCAGCGCCCGCCTAGTGGTCGCCATCAGCCCGCAGCGGCGGCGGGACGCTCGGCCGGCGTGGCCGGGCGCGGCGCGGTGACGGCGCCGAGCACAGCGGCACGGTCCGCCTCACGCTGCAGGTCGTCCACGTCGGCCCGGTCCAGCGCCGCGAGCTGGTCGGGGGTGTACTGCAAGATGTCGCGGCGAATGATCGAGTTCGGCAGGATCCCCTTGAGCTGCGAAGCAGCGGAGGCGCGCGCCTCGAGGGAGTACCGCTCGGCGGGCTGCCACAGTGTGCGGATCGACAGCACGTCGGCCCGCTCCGACTCGCCCATCATCAGGAACGCGGTGGAGAACACCCTGGCGAACGCCATCGCGGCGCGCCGCCGGCGATCCTCGACCCGGTACACCAGCGATTCCCGCATCACTGACGCGCCCTCAGCAGAGCCTTGCGCGGCGTCCGGGGTGATGTAGTGCAGCGGGGTCCGGGTGACAGCGGCGAGGGCCTGCACGTCGTCCTTCACCGCGGCGCGGATCGGACCAAGGTCGATCGGGGCGGACTCCCAGAACTTTGCGCCCGGGGGGATCATCCACAGCGACCCGGGGTCGGCGGTGAACACCTCGGCGTAGTCCACGACGTTCGACCCGTCCGGGGCCGGCGGCAAACCGTCGGAGGTGTCTGGTAGACCCTCCACCGCGCGCTGCCGGTGCGCCTGGTTGGCTGCGATCACGACGCGGCGGAAAATCTCGGAGTTGATCCGGTCCAGCACGTCGAGGTGGGACTCGAACTCCCCGCGGCCCTCCACGTTGCGGAACCGCACGATCGGGACGAGGTCCTCGAACCCGTCTGGGTACTGCCGGGACCTCTCGCCGTCCCATTCCCACCCGGAGCCGTAGAACCCGGCACCGGAGAACACCGACAGGCCACGGCGGGCGACCCACATGGCGCCAGGGACGAAGACGTGCGCGACCTCGTCGCCCGTCCACTCGTCCCGGAACATCTTGAGCGCGGCCAGCGGCTTCCGCGTCCGCGGGTCGTCGGCGGTGATGGTCTGCCGCGGGTCCTCCGCCGAGATGACCGGGATCCCCGTGTCCGGGTCAGGGTCGCCGAGCATCATGTACCCGTCACCGAGGCTGAGCATCCAGCGTGCCGTGTCCGCGAACTCGATCTCCATCTCGTTCGCGACAGCGACCCGGGCGGCCAGTTCGTCGCCGCCCTGGTCGGCGTCCACGGCGGTCGTCCACCCGAGGGGGATCATCCGCTCGCGGGGGGCTTCGACGACGAGCTCGGCGTAGTTCATCCGCGCCTCGCGCAGCAGCGGGATGAGCGTGTCCGCCCACCCGGCCGCGACCTGGGGCAGCGGCGGGTCCCCGCGCAGGTAGTCGTCGAGGAGGTCCAGCCCGGGCCGGTAGCGCCGGGAGCGGCCCTGCCGCGTCCAGTGGTACCCGCGGTTCCGCTGGTCGAGCTTGCGGGCCAGGAGTTCCAGCCACCATCCGGGGCTCTGGGGCGTCGCGGTGTCGATCGGCACGCCGCCCCCTTCCTGTGGGGTTCATCGGATCCTCTTGGCGGCGTACGTGCGCGGGGGGGCGGTCGCTCCGCCGGCGACCGCGTCGAGGCGTGCCTGCCAGGCGAGGACAGCGGCCACCGCAGCGTCGATCTTGCGTGGGCTGTCGGGGTGTTCCTTCGCTATTTGCACCCCTGAGCGGGACATCCGCCGGCGCGCGTTCAGCACATGCCGCGCCAACGTCGACGACCCGTCGTGCGTCATCTCCTGGTCCACCACCGCAGAGTGGAACTGCTCCAACGCCCGGACCGTGTTGATCGCCCGACCACCGGTCATCCACCACTCGATCGGGTTCGACCGCGACGCTTTGACCTGCAGTTTCGCCCCGAAGTCGCGTTCCCACGCGGCGACGTAGGTCTCCCACTTCGCCGGGTCCGCGTACATGCCGACCACGGTGTACTTGTTGAACGTCTCCCGCACCTTGAGGTCCACCATCTCGGTCGGGACCCGCCAGTCCTGCCCGCGGGGCAGGTTGTCGGGCTGCTCCCACACCTCGATCTGGAAGATGTGACCGTCGGAGACGCGGCACCCGATCAGGGCGGTCGCGTCCGTGACCCCGCGCGCGCGGGAGCGGGACCCGTCGAACCCGACCGTGATCAGGTCCCGGTCCGCGACCACCAGCTCGGGCCTCGAGCGTCCGGTCCACTCCGGCTGCGACAGCCACGAGTCGGAGGCGTGCGTGACCTGGTTCAGGTAGAACCGGCGCGCGTCCTGCGGGTCCGTCGCCGGGTCCCAGTAGTCCTCGAGGATGCGGTCGAGGGTGACCCAGCCGCCGTTCGCGTCGGCCGAGTCGCCGTAGGCGTGCCGCAGGCCCGCGAGGAGCGACTTCCGGTCCTGGGGGTCAGTCTCGGCCGGCGCTTCGCGGTGGTCGAGGAGGATGCCACCGGCCGCGCCCTTCAGCCGACCTTCCTGCTGCAGCTTCCACGCCTCGTGGGACTTCTCCGCGACTGAAAGCTCGCCGGGGAGGAACGCGTTCGGCGATTCCACCGAGCAGCCGTTGACCTTGGCCAGGTTCCGGCGGATCGTCGCCGCGAGTTTCACGCCGCCGTTCGTCGGGGTCCACGACTCCGTCTGGTCCATGACCGAGAACACCGGCCGGAACCCTTCGCGGGACGTCCCGGACGCGGTGACGTAGTCGATCTGACCGCGGGGCACCGACACGAACGTCTGCATCGGCTCGATGTCGTACGCGTCGAGGACTGGGCCGCCGCGGGCCATGTCCAGCAGCGGATCCCACGTGTTCGCGGTCTGATCCTCCGACACCGCGACCAGCTGGACCTTCGCCTTGAACCCCAGCGA